GGGACCGCTGAATTCAATACCATCAGGAATGCTCTTTTGAGTAGATACGCGTTCTACCGCTTGAAACCGGAGGATTGTCCTTTCCACTACCGTGAAGTCGTGCGTCAGATCTTGCTTGGAGACGACAACGCTCGTTCACTGGATTCGACGATTGTCGGATGGTTTCCACAAAAGAAGATTGCCACTGCTTTGTCTGAGGTTGGTGCTGTTTTGACTTCGAGTGCGAAAAATCCAGAGATAGAAGACTTTGTCTCTGAAGAAAGTTTCTCTTTCCTGAAAAGAAACTTTAGGTCGGAAGAGGGGCTATGGGTTGCGCCTTTAAATAAAAAATCCATTGTTCGAATGCTTTTGTATCGCAAAAACTCGGAAATTTCCTGTCAGATGTGGATCACCATGAGGTTATCCTTAACAATGCTCTTATTGAGTCTTGGTTTCACGGTAGAATATTTTTTGAGTCCATGCGTTCGAAACTCGTACAAGCCCGGGAAAAGTGTGGTTTCGCTACTACGCACTTTACCCCTTACTCTTATGATGAATTGCAGCAAGGGTATGACAGTGGACTGCTCATTTCATGGGCAAGTGAAAGCGGTTTTTTAGACAATGAGTGATTCCAATATAGCTGTAAATGCGACCAAAGTGCCGCAAGCTACGGGAGGCGCGGACAACGTGATAACTGTCAGAACGGCGGTTGAAGAAAATGTTGCGGTCAGTGGTGACAACTTTTCTTTGACAAAAAACAACGAGGTGAATCTGGCGGATTTCCTCAAGAGGGATGTATTGATAGCGAGTATCTCAGTAGCAAATACTGATAGCCCTACTACAAACATAGCCTCGTCGGTCGGGGACGTCTTTTTTGAATATCTCAGTAACGCAGGGATTCAAACCATGTTGTCCTTTTACGATCTTATCAATATGAACTTGTGTGTTACAGTTCGTATGATTTCCCCTGGTGCTTGTTTCGGAGCTTATGGAGTGGCGTTCATTTGCGACGGTGGGACTTGTGCAGGACCTGAAATTGACTCATCTGCTTATGATGTCAATACAAGCTTTTGTCAGGACGAATGGGGTATTTTGAACCCAGAGATGGACGCCAATCTCTGCTTTAATTTACCATGGGTGTATCCTCAAGATGCCGTCAGTTGTGTACCAGGTTCTTCTTTAAACATCTGGAGGATGGTGGTGTGGCCTCTTTCCCCGATAACTTCAACTTTGACTGCTACTGCTACGGGCACTATCCAGATTTACGCTAGGTGCACCGAATTCAACGTGTCGAATCTTAGGTTTCAAGGTCTTTCTGATAAGGCTCCTGTTCCCAGAGATAAATTGTCCACAGCAGCTGGAAAGATGGGGAGTGCACTCTCTTCAGCTGGAAGTGCAATTCCGTTCATTGCACCATTTACCACAGTTGCAGCAGGTGGTTTGGCTGTAGTTTCTTCCTTCTTGGACGCTTTTGGCTTTACGCGACAAGCGGAACCCGAAAAACCAATGCCAATGATTAAGAGGAATACTTCTAGTTTGACAGGTTGTGATTCGACTGATAGTTCTGAAGTCGTTGCTTTGTTTGCTTCAAACGCCATTTCCACAGCACCTCAGGTTGGTGGTGCTTCTGGCGAGGACGTGTGTTCTTTTGCTTCCCTTTTTGAACGTTGGCATTACGTTATTCCCATCAATATCACCACGGCTACTTCTGTTGGGAAGATCGCACAGATTCCTGTTACTCCTTTTTTCTGCAATTCAACAACTGCTCTTCGTTCTTTTTGTCCTGCTGGATATGTCGGTCTTCCATTTTCTTGTTGGAGAGGAAGTATGGAGTACATGATTTACATTCCTTCCCATTCCAACGTCAAGGGTTCAATGCAGGTGTTGTGGGAGGGGAATTCGGTCAATTCTGGAGGCACGGCTTTTCCCACTGATCCTACGAATCGACTTACCAACGTGATGATTGATCTGTGTGGTTCATCACGTACTCTTCTTTCAGTCGACTATTCGTCTCGTTATCCTGCTCTTCAGTGCACACCTCAAATCCCTAGCAGCACATGGGATCAAGCCTCTTGCAACGGCAAACTTACGTTTTACCTCACTATTCCTCCAATTACTACTCGTACTGGCACGATCACCTTCAGTTGTCTCGTTTTCATGAGAGCGGGTCAGGATATGAAGTTTGCAATTCCTCGAAATTGGATGTCGTGGTATGACGGGACGACGAATCAATATGAACCGCTTTCTATTGGTCTCCAAGTTCAGGGTGAGGAAGAGGATGTTGTACCCTTACAAAGGTACCCCCTTGTTTCTGCTTCTAAGAACTACCCACTCGAAGAAACTCTTTCGGGAGAGTCGATTAAGTCTGTAAGATGCATGCTGCAGACTTTTTCGCCTTGTGCTGATTACGTTCGTGTCAGCGCAACCAACAATGCCAATTTACCCGCGCAATTTCCTCATTTTTGGCCTCCAAAGACCAATGTTGCTTCTGGAAATTTTCAAACCGTAGGGAATCCTGCGGGAACCGCTTTGAATAGATTTACTTACTTTGGCTGGTATATGAGTCTCTTTACCGGAATCCGAGGTGGTATGAGGTACAAGCTTCTTACAAATTTTTTAGCTGATCCTACTACTGGAACAGTTCTTCCTTCCCAGAAGCTTGGAATTATTGCCTATACTGACAGTGTTAATAACACAACCACTAAGCCTTTGGGTGATGCAGTGGTCACTGCGACAGTACTTCAAGATATTCAACCTCTTGCTTGGGATAACGGTGTTGAGTTTACTTACCCGTATTACGCGTTGGAGAAATTTCAAAGATGTCGAGAAATGAATCCCCTTTCCTACTCAAATAACCTCTTGCGTTT